AATGTCAGCCGGCAGCTCCTCGGGATCGGTTTCGGAGCGCACCAGCACCTTGGCGGTGATCTCCACGATGTACGCCCGCATGGGCGGCAGCCCCGGCTGGTTAAACGGTAGCGGGTGAGACGGGATCAGCCTGTGTGACAGTTTGTTAACGTGCCCTGCATCCGGGGCACTGTGCCCTGTCGGCGGGGTATTGTTCTTTCAGTTTCGGGGGTTGATCCCATGGCTGACATTCTCTGCACCGGCAAAGGCTTCAGCGCCACTCAGGTCGCCGTTAGCGCGCAGACCGAGGCTGGCCGCAAGTGGCTGGCATCGCGTGCTGGTGACATCCTGCCCCAGTCGGTTCTCTACCCCAAGAGCCAGATCGGCTGGGTGCTGGAGGAGCTGGCTGACTGGGGGTGCTCCGTCGAGTGGGCATGACCCCCACCGGGGGCGCTTCGGCGCCCCTATCCTCCTCCCATGACTTACATCCTCCGCATTGGTCCGTGGCATATCGGACCGTTCACCACCCACATCGCTGCCACCACCTTCGCGGAGCAGCACGGCTGCGACGATTACACGATGATCCCGCTGGATGATCCTGCCGAAGCACCCGGCAACATCCACCGGCTACGGATGGCGCCGCTGCAGCATCCGATGGCGCGCTAGCCCTTGCTGCCCGTGACGCCGAGATCGGCGTTGTAGCGGCCTGTGGCGGCATAGCTCCGATCCGGTCGACCACTCACCAGCAGGAACTTCATCTGCCCAATCCGCAGGCCAGGCCAGATCGGCAGTGGATGCATCCGGCGGCCATTCTTCAGCTCCATGGTCAGCCTGCTGCCATACCAACCGGGGTCGCACCAGCCACTTTCAGCGTGGTCCCATCCTTCGCGTGCGCGACTCGACTTGAGAACGAACTGCGCGCCGACGTGATCGGGCAGGTTGAAGATCTCCCTGGTCTCCGCCAGAAACCACTCCCCCGGCTGAATCCAGAACGGATCCTCCTGCGTGTGGCCGGTGATGCCAAGGATCTGCAGCTCAGGATGGCCTGCCACCTCGATCATGATCCGATCGCCCAGCGTCACGTCCAAGCTGGCTGGGTTCAGGTGTTCGTCGATGTACGGCGTGACCATCGCCTCCTGCTTGCACAGGCGGCAGATCTCATGATCAGGTAGGAGCATCAGGCGTAATCCCAGCGCCGGCGCTTGCCATCAGCGCGGCGGCCGAGATGAATGAAGGCCGGTGCAGCGTAGCCGAGACTGAACGGCCAGTTTTCATCGCACCACTTCTCGACAGCTTTCATATCGGCGCCATCGATCACGAAGTCGACTGCACCAACGCCAGGTGCTGAGTAGAGGTGCTCGCTGTTGGTGGCACCGCCCACCGACGCATTGATCGCTGCCGGCCTATAGCCGCTGGTGAGGATGATGCTCTTGCCGCCAAACCGTTGCCGCACCCGTTCGAGGAACGCCGCCAGCTCCGCTGCAGTGTTTACCTGATACTGATGCCGAAATCGCCGCGCCTCCTGATCGAGCGCGAACTCACCCAGGCGGATGTGCGGGGTGATCCGTGCGCTGAACGATGAGTCGGGCGTCAACCTGGCAGGTTCCTGCTGCACCTTCGGCCGATGGTCACCCCACAGCTCGCCTTCTGCTTTGCGGCGGCGAAGCAGGCCTGCCTCGACGTTGCTGCCAGGGTTGCGGTACAGCTCCATGGCGGCGGGCGCCTTGTCCCATGCCTGCTCGCGCAGCACCTTGCTGATCGTCTCAAATCCGGGTGTGCCGTAGAAGCCAGCACCGAGGTTGTAGGCGAAGCTCACCAGCGCCGATCGCTGGTTGTCATCCATCACCTTCCAGTGCGGGATGGTGTTGGCCAGCTTGTCGGCGATGCGATCTACCTCAAGCCGCAGCATCATGTCGGCCTCGATCATGGTGATCTTGTCGCCACGCTTCACCGGCACGCCACCGCTATAGCGGGTGGTGCCGTAGCCGATCGTCCATGGATCGCCACCGCTAAGCGGATCGGGGTATGCGGAGAGATGCACACCCTCGAACTGCTTGATCAGGTTGATGCCAGCCGATAGATCGACCTGCTTGCCATCTTGCGACCAAGCCTCAAACCACGGCCGATCACGCCGCATCGCCTCCTGGTAGCCATTGGCGGCAAGGTCTTGCTCGAGCAAGCTGATCGCCGCGGCCTGATGGGGGAGTCCCTTGTAGTACCGGAACAGAGCCTGCAGTGTGATCGGCGCCGTGTTGGCCATAATCAGCGGCGCTTAGGGAACAGAACACGCAGCGCTTGAAGGAGGAGCTGGATCCAGCTATTGGATTTCAGCGGGGAGACGGCGATGATCTCGGAGCCAGCGGCCACGATGATCGCGATGATCGCAATGGTTTCAGGGGACATAGCAGCAGTGCCTGAATCTCTAAGTTACTGCTGAAGCTCCAGTGCGCGCACGCGTTTATCTAGGTCGGACAGTTCGTTGCGTGCGTCGATCTTCAGTTCTTCAATCGATTTAGCCATCTGCACCACCGTGGCTTCGATCCGTGCCGACTGGATCTGCATCGAGATCAGCAGACCACCGATGGCGATCATGCCAGTAGCTAAGACGGTGGGCAGCGAGGCGGAGAAGACGCCACCTACGCTCTGTGGTTCTTCAGCCATTGCTGCGGCTTCCATCCCATCCATCGTAGCGATCGAACGGGTCCGGCCTCCCCTGCAGGATGACCACCGCACGGCGATAGTAGTAGTTATCCGTCTTCCCGACACGCTCGAGGTGGTCGCGAATCTTGCGCCAGTTTTCGAGCGTATCGCGATCCATTAGCGGCCTTGCCCCCGCAGTGGCTTGCGGCCGCGGCGCCGTGGGCGGGACTGCTGTCCATACCCTTGGCGCGTGGTCTTCGGTGGTCCCGGCTGATGCTCGATGCGAGCGGTGCCGGTCTTTGACTTCACTGCCACGGCACACCAGCAGCCTTAGTGGGATGGCGCTGTTCGTCGATTTGGCCTTCAAGTGCCGCCTGAATTTCGTTGACCTTTTCTTCGCCGCCAAGGGCTTCCTGCACCCAAGAAATCACGAGATCCTGCGTCAGATCCGCGAACGGGATCAGATTTTCGGGACGCTCGAAGCCGATGGAGCCGTACGCACCAGAGGAGTAGGTGCCGTCGTTGGCATTGACGGTGTAATGGGCGGTGAAAACAAAACCATCTTCGGTTTCGCGTTCCAAATTGGCGATGCCCCAAGCGAACACCGTGGTGGGTGCAGCGGGAGCGGAGGCAGCTTTAGGCATGGTGTTAGCTGTTTCTGTTGGAGTTTACTGGAGGTGGCAAGTGAAGACACTGCCGGATCTCCGCCTTGCGCTGTTCGATGCGCTCGCGGCGCTCAGGACCGAAGCCCTTGGTGAGTTCGGAGAAGGAGCGCGTCATCTTGCCAAGGTGAGATGTGAGTAGGACTTAGATGCCTGCCGCAGTTAAACGAGCTTCCAAGGTTTCGATCTTGGCGAGAGCTTCCTGCAGCGCAGCGGTCAGCAGTGGCACCAGCTTGCTCTGGTCGATGCCTTGGTAGATGGGGTTGCCGTCATCATCTACTTCGTCCTTGGTGCCAGTGACGCACTCAGGAACAACGGCCTGCGCTTCGTGGGCGATGAAGCCATCGACGGTCGTGTCAGGGTCCGCGATAAAGTTGAAGCGGTGAACCTGCAGTTGGTTGAGGCGATCAGCAGCGCCGGTTAGTGGGACGACGTTTTCTTTGAGACGGTAGTCGGAAGAAGTGTTGTAGGCGGTTGCAGTTGTGGTTGTTGCAATTGTGCCGACAGTTGTGCCGTTGTATTGAAAGTAATAATGAGTCCTAGACGTACTACTTGTGTTTGACAGAAAGTAAGGCAAACCGCTAGCTCGCTGAAGCGTCAAGCCGACTCCGCCTGAACCATTAGTTATTGCGTTTCCAAATAAAATATCTCCATCATTCTTGATGACCATCCGCTCCGTCGGGCTGCTCGCTCCATCGGCGGTAGTGGAGAACACTAATCTGCCCGGCATGTCGTTAGCGCCAGGGGTGCCGTCTACGGTTGCTTCGATGTATGCAGCAGGTACTAATTCAGAGCCGTCTGCACCTTGAAAGCTAATTCTTCCAAGACCATCACCATTAGAAACAATCGTGCTACTTCCAGTATTTGTTCCACGTGACTTGCCAAAATTAAACTCTGGTCCATTGTCATTGTTTAAGTTAGCAGTAACAGAGACGCCAGATGTATTCGTAGTTGTACCTTCAACTTGAAATGAGGGACCGCGATTACTGGTATTAAAAAAGTCGCCACGCGCACTAGACGTGCCAACTAACAACCTGCCGGAGCTGTCGATGCGGGCGCGTTCTGTTGAGCCAATGTGGAAGACATGGTTATTTCCGCTTTCTACTCGATAGCCCATGTTGACATCGGATCCACCAATAAAACCGGCGGGACCGATGTAACCAGTTACGGTTCCAGCAACTGAAAGAGTGATTGCGGTGCTATTTGCTGTTCCATTAACGTGTAATGGTGCGCTAGGCGAAGTAGTGCCAATCCCTACTCGGCCTGAAGTATCAACAGTTAGTCGCGGATTGCCGCCTGTGTAAAAAATAAGCGGCTGATAAGATCCCGTTCCAATTTTATCGGAAGTGATGTATGCATAACCACCAGCGTCGTATGTTCCAAGCACCAATGAAGATGAATTGTCGCTTTCACGGGTTCTAATGCCGTTTCCACCCACATCAAGTCTGTAGGTGCTTGGAGTAGTCCCTATCCCTACGTTGCCTCCGTTTGGGTTAAGAAGAAGTTTGTATTTTTGGCTTAAATCGGTTCTATCGGTGGATTGAATCCATGGAGCATCACTATTGCAACCAAAATCTAAAACGCCTGTGGTGCTAGAGCCGCCAATGCGGATTGCTGCGTTTGATTGACTGGTGCCTGATGTGGCCGGAACGCCTCCAGCCCCAGTGATGCGCGTGTGCAGTAAAACGTCAGGCGCACTAGTCCCCAGACCTAAAAAGCCTGTGGCGCCATTTATTCTCATCCGTTCGGTTGAGCCTACGGTAAACGCCATGTCCGAAGCGCCTGAACCGCCATAAATTGAGGAAGCCCCTGAGGCCCAATTGATTGGGTAACCATCGGATAGTTTTAGAGTTCCATTAACGACGCTTACATTCCCACTCGCATCAACAAACAACCGCCCAGTGCCGTTAGTTGAGATGGCTACTTGATCGGCGCCGGGAGAATAAATACCAGTATTTGCATCGCCGGTGAAGGTCAGCGTGGGTGCAGCAGCAGAACCGAGCGGATAGCTAAAACGCTCAGAACTGGTCCACGCATCGGTGGAATCAACCCAGTTGATGGTTTTATCGGTCGTACCTTTCAGCGTGATGCCGCCACCGTCTGCGGTTACATCGGTAGGGGTAGTTACATCGCCAAGGATAATATTTTTGTCTTCAATAACAAGGTTGGTGGTGTTGATATTGGTGGTCGTACCGTTAACAGTCAGGTCGCCTGCAATCGTTACCGCGCCAGCAGAATCAATCAGCAGACGCTGCGTGCCGCCGGTGGTCACCGCAACCTGATCGGCGCCGGGGGAATAGATGCCGGTGTTGGGGTCACCGTCGAAGGAAATGCCGGGCGCCGAGTTAGTACCAAGGCTGGCGTTTTTCATCACGTTGGCGATGCTGACCTTTTTGGTCACGTCGCTGGTGACGTCAACGATCGGCAGCACATCCGTATTGACCGGATCTGTGTAAGCCGTCAGGTCAGTGATCTTGGTGGTGGCCATCGTTGATGCTCCGGTAGGTTGAGTTTAGGCGCGGCTCAAGTCTTAATACAAGCCAGCAGCGCGATGTTTCTGGGTCGTGCCTCGGTGTCACCGCTGCTGTTTACTGTGATGCCGGTGACGGCAGCGCCGGTGTTGCGATCCACGGTGCCAAGGTCGTTGGCTACGCAGGTGTTACCCGATGTGCCGGTGTTCCAGCCACCTTGATAGAAGTTCCAAGTGTGCAGGTGACCCGGATCGGTGATGCCGTGCGTGTGAGCCAAGTTGGCGCTGGCTTGCGCGGAGCCAAAAGTTCGACCCGTATCAATGCCGCGTCCGTCGTCCCAGCCACGGGCAAATTCACCGCGCAGATCCGGCACGTTGAAGGTGGTGGAACCATCGCCCGAGCCGAACGTGGTGCCGATGGCGCTAAACAACGTGGCGTAAGTTGTGCGGCTGATTGCTGCACCGTTGGCCTTCAGATAGCCGGTTGGTGCAGTGTTGCGTGCGCTCCAGATGATAGTGCCAGCAGGGGTCATGTCCTGTGGCGTGATGGATGCAACCTGCGTATCGACATAGCCCTTGTTGGCGGCCATGTTTGTGGTGCTGGGGTTGCCCACCAGCGTCAGGTTGCCGGTCATCGTCCCACCAGCTTTGGCTAGGTAGGTGCTGGCTGCAGTGGTGATCTGTAGGTAACGGGCGTCCGCAAAGGTTTGGTCAATGCCGTCAGGGTCAACGCGCACCCAGTTGGTGCCGTCCCACATCTTCAGTTCGTCTGGCGTCTGCGCTGTGTCTTGCCACAACTGACCCAGTGCCGGACTGCTAGGCGCGGTGCCTGATGGGCTGGTGATGATCGACGCGCCGGGCTGGAACGAGACGATGGTGAACGTGGCGCCATTCCAAACCTTGAGCAACGGCGGGTTGCTGCTGGTATCGACCCAAAGTTGACCGTTGGCAGGGGTGGAAGGCTGCGTCGGTCCAACGCTTGTGCCAAGCAAACCCAGTGCCAGTGCAAGGTTGTTGGCCGTGATGCGCCGAGTCTGGGAGCCGCTAACGCTGGAAAATGGCAGGAGGTCCGCGCTGGCAATCGCTGTTGCGGCGGGTAACTGGGAGATCCGTAAGCCAGCCATCTCAGTACCCCACCACAGTGATGTCGATCAGTCCAGCCACTGCTGTACCAGAACTATTGACGCACTTCACTGTAACGCTGCTGGTGGTCTTAGACAGAACAATGGCGTTGATGGCGCCGGTTCCGGTGTCCTGCAGCGTGACCTGAACGGACTTGACGGCGCGGAATGGTTTGGTCAGCGGGATGGCAGTTCCAGCTCCACTGCTGCTGATGGCCACATCATTTTGGGATTCGATCACATCGGGGTAATCCAGCTCAAAACAGATGCCCGTGATGGCGCCAGGTGATTCCCCATCCTTGCTGCGAATCAATGTTTGGACTTGGTACACGTCTTCGATCAGGCGCTCATACGGCGCGTAGGGGTGCAGGATGCCAGAAGATTCACCAGACAGAACACCAGCGCCGTAGGTACGTTGCTCGGCAAAAATCTGATCGTCGTTTTCTTGGAAAATATCATCGTCGTTTTCTTGAAACAGAACAGTATCCGCGCCAGCCAACGCGCCAATGCTGTGCTGGTAGGTGGCCTCAGCGGTGGTAGTAATCAGGATGGCACTTTCGAGGAAGTTGTTATCGAAGTTCCAGCGGTAGTAACCATCAACGGCGGGGTCGGTTTGCTGGACGCTGTAGACGCCGGTATTGCCGGTGATGTAGGCGCCGCTTTGGGTGGTGAGGTAAGTGCCGCTTTGCGTGATGAGCCAGTAGTTGTCGGTGACTTGAGCGTTGACGTAGCTGCCCGGCCAAGTGGTGTCATCAATGCATTCGTCGTAGACGGCGTTGCTGATCGGCGGGGCGCCAACGTTGAGCAGGATGGTGGCGGGAGTGTCGCTGCGCCATTGGGTGGCGTCCACCGATTTGACCATCACGGTCCATTCGTCGGTGTCGAACAGGCTGGTCTCAAACCATTGCTGCGCGGCGGTCACACCACCGGAATACAGTTCAATTCCCTGTTCCCATGTGGTTGCGGGGTTGCTGTCGATCAGGCCGCCTTGCTTGTAGCGGACTTCGTAGGACACCACATCGGACACCACGCCTTGGTCCCAGCTTCCGTAGAGGCTGCGGGGTAGCTGCCAACTAAAACGTTTCTGGCCGCTGTTCGTGTTTTCAACGACGGTGAACAGGTTGGGCGTTGGCGGCACGATCTCTTCGCGCTCCACGGTGTCGTACAGATAATCGGTTGGGTTCTCATTGAAGATGGCACTGGTGAAGGCAACGCGAATCTCCCAGTCGCCGGGGGCGTGGAACGCGATTGTGTAGTAACCGGTGAGCGGAATGTCGCTAAGGAAATACCAGCCATCGGCGGCGGGTTCCTTGACGC